CTCCTGCAGTTTGAGTTCCTGAAGCTCCTGCAGCATAACGTTTTGTATTTAAGTTTCCACCTGAACTCCAAGTTCCAGTTCCTAAACCTACGAACTCAAATTGACCATTACCAGAATTATAATAAATTGAACCTTCAAATCCAGATGGATATGTATACTCTTCTGCACCGCTTCTAAACCCAACGGTTGTACCACCAATATCCTTGTACTTAGCCATTATTTATCTTTCAATAGCCAACCTTGTGTACTATCAGAATATGCTAATGTTAAACCAGCTCTTTCTACACTGACAGTCAAGTCTGCAGCTACGCCTTCTATGGGTTGTGAATTTCTTCCTATTGTAAGTGCATTTGTATCAAACGTACCTGCATAATCTTTAATTGAAACTTCATCTCCTAAACTAGGTGATGCTGGTAATGTAACTGTAAACGATCCACCTGTTGTATTTGCAAATATACCTTGTCCAGCTGATGCTGTAAAATTAGAAGTTTTAACAGCTTGCCATTCTGTTCCACCAGAGTTATCTACAAAAGCTAACGTACCAGAACCATCTGTAGTTAAAATTTGATTTGCAGAACCATCAGCAGTTGGTAATGTCATTGATACTGTACCAAAACCTAATGCATCAGTAAATGTTGTACCATTTACATAAACGTCTTTAAATTGTAAAGAAACTGTACCTAAGTCTATATCGTTATCTGTAACAGGTATAATTCCACCATTTTCCATTGTAAATTGTGCTGTACCACCAGAAGTAAATTGCATTTTATCGGCAGCACTAAATAATAAACCTGTGTTTGTATCACCTGTATTTGTAATAGACGGTGCTCCTGCTGAGCCATCTGACATAGATAGGATACCAGCAAGTGTTGCAGTTCCACTAACGGCTAATGTTCCAACTACATCAATTAAAGTAGCTGTAAGTTCTATCTCATCTGTTGCTGCAATATCTAATACTGTTGCACTAGCACCTTGAATAAATTGACTAGCGTCATTGAAACATAATTTGTTTGTAGAGTTTAAAGTTAATCCTGTGCCATCTGTGTGCGTTAATGTTGTGTCTCCATCTGCACCAAATTTTAATACTGCAGAGTCTGTAATTAAACTTAAATCATCACCAACGGTTAAGTCTGTTGCAACTTTAACTGTTGTATCATCATCTAAAGTTAATACTGTTGTTCCGTCAAACTGTTTAAAAATTAAATCATCAGTGTCTACACGTAATTGAATTACTTGAGCACCGTCTGTGCCATCCATATCTAAAGTTAATTGTGTTGTACCAGCGTCTTTAAATTCTACATTACCACCTGCTGCATCAACAACTACATCAGCTACTGAATCTAAAGTTATATCTCCAGAGTTTGTTGATTGGATTGTAACTCCTGTATGACCATCAACTGTAGTTGTACTTGCTTGTGAATCAAGTAAAACTGCACCGCTAGATGTAACAAGATTAACTGCTGAATCCCCTGTTGTAATATCGTCTGCAGCCACAGAACCCACTTCTGCCGCAGCAAAACTAAGTGTTCCTGATCCATTTGTAGTTAATTGTTGTCCATTTGATCCATCTGCAGTTGGAAGATTAAATGTTGTACCACCAGATGTTATAATTAATTTAGAACCATCTGACTCTATTTTTTCATTAGCATCAGTAAAATGAAGACCAACATTACTTGGTATAATTACATCTGCTACAGCTGTTAAATTAATATTATTACCAGCAATAGTTAAATCTGTGCCATCACCCTCTATTTTTTCACCATCATTACCAAAAGTCATACCAATGTTTGCAGGTATATTTATGTCTCCATTTGATCCAACAGTTATAGATAAATCTGTTCCGTCTGATTCTATTTTTTCTGCGGTTGCAAAAGTTAAACCAACTCCAGATGGTATGTTAACATCTGCTACAGCTGTTAAATTAATATTATTACCAGCAATGGTTAAATCAGTTCCATCACCCTCTATTTTTTCACCATCGTTACCAAATGTTAAACCAATTCCTGATGGTATATTTACATCGGCACCTGCGTCTAATATAATATCTCCTGCTACATCGATAGTTAAATCACCAGAACTTAAATCTATTTCTGTTCCATCAATTGTAATGTTGTCTACAACAACTCCAGCGTTTGAAGTAATTGCACCACCAGAAGTAATTGTGCTTGTTGTAGTAATAGTGTCTATAAAAGCATCTTTCCATCTAACACCAGTAGTTCCTAAATCTACATCACTGTCTGATTGTGGTCCAAAAATGTTATCTGCAACATAAACTTGTTCTACGTTAGCAGCATAAAAATGTATTTCGTCTGCTGTTTCAAAATCTATTTTAGTTTGATCATCTTCACCAATTTTAATATCTGTTGCTAATAAAGATGTAATACCTGTTTGAGCAGCGTCTACATTTAATGTGTTTGTTGAAAGTGATATACCTGTGCCAGCTGTTAAAGCTGTTTTAGAAACTGCAATTGCTGCAGAAGCATTTACATCAGCATTAACAATAACTCCTGATCCTATTGCTGCTGTTCCTGTAGTTCCAATTGAAATATCTCCTGATATAACAACTGGATTAAAATTTGTACCATCACCAATTAAAGCTGCTCCTGATGTGTTAGTTCCCATTGTTAAGTCGTCACCAGAAATTGTTAGATCTCCAGCAAGTGTAGCGTTAGCTCCACTAAATGTTAAAGCGGTTGTTGTTCCAGATTTAATTATTAAATTTCCTGAAGAGTTTGTTAAACTACCATAAGTTGTACCTGCATCTTTTAAAAATACATCTGCACCATCTGCATCTAAAACAATATCTGCAACTGAGTCTAAAGTTATATCTCCAGAACTTGTAGTTTGAACTGTAACTCCAGTGTGCCCATCAACTGTAGTTGTGCTTGCTTGTGAGTCAATTACTACTGCACCAGATGATGTTGCAAAACTAGATGCTGCATCTCCAGTTGAAATATTATCTGCTGGAACAGAAGATGAAATAATTTCATTAATATTTGTACCATCAGAAAAGAAAAATTTAGTTCCTTTATCTCCTGCTGCAAAAGTTACACCTGTTCCTGAAGCTGTTTTAAACTGTACTGTGAATGAACCAGATGTGCCGTTTACAACAACATATAATTTTTCTAAAGAATTTGGAACTGTTACAATTTGATTTCCTGTAATTGTTCCAGTTAATTTAATAACCATCTGTCTAGCAACAGATGTAGATTCAGTATTGTCTCCGTCAGTGATTGTTAAAGCTGTAGTTTGTGCACCACCCGCAATAGATTTTTCTACGTAACCAGCAACCGCTGATTGAACCATGCTTAAATTGGTATTAGTTTTTGTTCCCCATGTACCGGCATTTTCGCCAGTTGCCATTAGTTCTATACCAAGTGTTGTAAATGTCGATGCCATAGTTTGTTATAACCTTTTCTTATTAAAATTCCAATGTTTATGGAGATGCAGAGTCAATTTTAGTCCTAATTGTACCATCTGTGTAGTCGTCTCGTCTTCTTCTGCCCGTTTGTTCAAGGGCAAATTTCTGAGCTTCTTCTTTGTATTTTTGCTCATATAATTGTAACATATCTGCTGGTCCTTTTAAATAGGCATATGTTTCAGCTAAACAACAATATAATAAGCCGTTTGGAAAATTCATACTAATATAGTTTGTTATATTACCCGTCTCTAAAGTAGCAGGCGCTGCATTATAATGTATCTTATAACCAAATGTATCACTTGGTGTTGGTGATACAATTATAGATCCAGAATTTGATGAACTTTCTCCAGTTGCCCCTGTGTCTAGCATGGCATAATATTTTGGTGATCCAGTAGAGGTAGTTGCTGCAATATATTCCTCTAAAAATGTTAAATCTTTTTTTTGTAAATATGTATTATTACCTGTACGAGTAGATCCAGTTGCTGTGTAAACTTGAACTGCTCTAACAAATACAGCTCCTGCTGGCACAGTTACAGTGCCTGTGTTAGCTGTAAAATTACCTGTACCTATTTTTCTATCAGCATCAATTGGAATATCTCTAAATATTCTATATTGAGCGTTTAAAATTATGTTTTCTAAAACATCAGTTGTTAAAACGTTAGAATCTACCTCTGTGTAATTTCTAATATTTGTAACTAAACCTGTATAACTTAATCCTGCCATTATGCGCTAAGAGTTGCCGGACCTGCCGAACAATTCTCTCCTCCTCCTGATATACCACCTGTTGTAGCAGTGTTTGTGTCTACAGTAAAGTGATAGAAATTTGCTGTTTTTGTAATGTTTCCGCTTGAGTCTCTTTTACCAACTGTTATTGAATAACCAGCAGACTTTGCAATATTTGAACCTAATATTCCATCAAATGATTTAGGATTTGTAAAAGCTCCACCAACTGATGGTGTTCCTCTAAACCTTACTGTATCTCCTGTTGACCTACCATGTGATTTTTCTGATACATTAATTATTCCAGATGAAGCTGCAATACTTTCAAATGGATTTGGTGTTAAAATTACTGCAACAGCGTTTTCTGTTCTAGCTGGTCTAACTTGACCTGGTAAAGCTATACCATCAGCAGCATCTCGTTTAGGTTGTAGTTGTGGTTGTTTTGGTTCAAACTCTGAACTATGAACAAAAGAGCCATTCCATTCTGTAACCATTTCTCTATATGGAAACTCGAATCCAGATCTATCTGATATTGCTTTTGCGAATTTTCCTGATGCTGTTTTTGCCATTATGTTCCTGGGTAATAAACTTTTGGTGTTATATGAGTGCTTGACGCAGAACCGTCTTCTGCTAAAGCTCTAGCTAATTCATCTTCATAATATAATTTCATTTGTTGTACTAATTGTGGATTAAATTTTTGTGCTAAATAAAAAGCTAACCCTGATACCATACAAGGCACAAATCTAAATGGTACGTCTGTTGCATCTGTATAAGTTGAATCAACATCTTGTATTCTTTTTAAATAAAAAAAATGTATAAATTTTGATGCATTACTAGAATCTGGTGTTGGATAAACATGCACTCTAACTCTATCTATAAATCTTTCAACAAAAACAGCTGATGGCGTACTTTTAGATCTTTTGTTTGCATAACCACCATATGTTGATCTATCTACTTTAGTTAAAGATGAGTCTGATTGAGATGTTGTAGCAATTCCACTTCTTAATTTTGCTTCTAGTATATCACTCATACCAATTACAGTTTCTGATGAATTAGCATTATTTACTGTTGTTGCACTTGTACCATCAGCAGCGGATCTAAAAAAATCATAATCTGATTGACCTTCAACCAAATCCATATTTGTTTCACCTATTTCCCAAAAGTGAATACCTCTGTTTCCCCATTCTTGAAAAAGAATGTTTAAAGATCTTCTTGCTGTTTTTAATTGATATCCAGAAGTTACTTGTGAACCAATACGTTCGTATGCTTCTTCTACTATCTCATCAATA